CTATATTTCTATACTAACACCACTATTAAGTGATCCTAGGATAAAGTCCACTCTCTCTTGATATCCATCTTTTACTTTACCGTTTACATCAACTAATTGTTTAAGTTCATTATATAAATTTTGAGTATTATCCACTTCTCTTAATGAAACTTCTGTCTCCTGTTGCCGTGTCTTCATTAATTCATTTCTTGATTTAACTTGGCTATTTATAGCATTGTTCAATTCCTTAAGATTTTTTGTTTCCTCAGACTGTCGTTTCGATAAAACGTAGAAGCCAGCAGCCAAAGTTGTAAAAGAAGCTATAGCAAGGCCTGTTGGACTAAGTAAAGCAGTTATTCCTTTTGCTAAAGTTGCTGTAGAACCTTTGGCATCTCCTATTCCGTTTTTTGTTAAAGCTAATGCTTTCGTAAATGTTCCAAAACCTCTTGTTGTTGCTCCTACTGTTTTTGTTAATACCCCTATTGTTTTTACTGCAGGTCCTATAGAAGTGGCAAAAGCTAAATTTTTTAGCAATGTTTCCTGCTCTTCTTCGGACATTTCAGAAAACTTATCAACTAACTTGTTTAAATATTTTAAAAGATTATTTGCATGAGGGAGCAATTCTTTTCCTAAAGATATAGCAAGTGCGTTAACGTTGTTTTTTGCCATCGCAATTTGAGATTCTGTGGTTTCATATCTCTTATTTGCTTCTTCCGTTAAAGCAGTATTTTCTTTCCATGATTTATTTCCTAAATTTAAGGAATCATTAAAAACATTACTTGCATTCGCAGCTCTTAATAAAGTATCTCTAACTCTAACTTCTGATAGATCAAGATCATCTAACACTACTGTTGCATTTTGACCTTTTGATTCTAAGTTACTTAATCCATTAATAAATTTTGAAAGTGCACCAGAAGCATCTTTTTCCCACAATTTTTTAAACTCATTTACGCTTAAGCCCGAAACATTGGCCCAATTTTTTATAGAGTCAGCATTGGTCGCAATATCAGACTCGATTCTTAACATTACTTTACTAAAAGCAGAACCCCCTGCTTCCGCTTCAATTCCGACAGAAGATAAAGCAGTTGCAAAACTCATGATCTGTGCTTCGCTCATTCCAACTTGTTTACCTGCTCCAGCAAGACGTAATCCCATGCTTACGATTTCTGCCTCTGTTGTTGCAAAATTATTTCCTAAAGCCACAACAGTAGAACCTAATTTATCAAAGTCTTTTTGACTCATTTGAGTAATGTTAGCGAATCGAGCAAGTTGAGTAGCAGCATCATTGGCCGTTAAATTAGTTGATTCTCCTAAATCAATCATTGTTTTTGTAAATGATAAAATAGAATCTTTTTGAATACCCAATTGTCCTGCTGCTTCTGCTACGGCAGATATCTCTGTTGTTGTAGCTGGCAATTCTTTTGACATTGCGATAATGCCTTCTCTTAGTTCTGCATATTCTTGTTCTGTAGCATCTACAGTTTTCATTACACCTGCAAATGCACTTTCAAAATCTATAGCCGTTTTTGTTGCATATGCTCCTAAAGCAACTACGGGTAGTGTTAACTTAGTAGTTAATTGATTTCCTACTTTATCTACTTTAGTTCCTATATTTTTAATAGTTTCTCCAAAATCTTCTAATTTTGAGCCTACTTTTATCAAATTAGAAGTAGAATTTTTTAAATCTAACAATTTACGATTTGTAGATTCTATCTCTCGTTGTAAATCTCTATACTCAGCTGTATTTTTATCTATATTAGTTGCATCTAATTGATTTTGGGCTTGTTTTAGTGCCTTTAATCTATTTTCTGTCTCTTCTATTGATTCAGACAATATCTTTGTTTTTTGATTTAATAAGACTGTATTTGAAGGATCAAACTTTAGTAATGTATTTATTCCTCTTAATTCTTTGCTTAATCCTGAGGTTTTTTTATCAACATCTTTTAGAGCAGACTGAAGCTTTGTAGTATCTCCGCCGATTTCAACCAATAAACCTCGCACTTTTTTGGTACTTGCCACGGTTTATTCCCCCTTTTTAACTCATGAACTTATCAATATCCTTTTGCGTTGCGTTTTTAATTTCATTTTCCTTGCAATCTGTATCAATAAAAGAAAAAAGAACTTTCATTATAGAAACGTAAGTTCTTTCTTTTAAATCTCTTAAAGATAGGCCAATCTTTAAACAAGAGGCTTCAAATGAATGAGCAGAAAATTTAGAAGTTTTTGTTTTTTCATTAGATTTAATTTTTTGAAATGCTTCAATTAATTCTTGATCAACGAAAGCAATTGGCACAAAGTGCCATTACCTCCAACATCCAATTATCTGAAAGAGATAATCTTTCTAATGATTTATACCAAGAATCATAATCACCTATATTAGAATTATTATCATAAATGCAAATCCAACATAATTTAGTTATACATTCTATATAATTATCTAATTCAGGTAGAGTTTTTTGAAAAACAAAATCTTCTATCTCCTTAGAATCTGCCTTTGGATTTGCTTTAGAATATTCTATAGCTAATTCTAATTGTTTTATAGAAAATCGACTAACTATTTGTAGATCTTCTATAATATTTCTTTTAAATATATCAGCATATTGACTATAACAAGATGCATGACAAGAAATAGAAAATTTTTTACTTCCAATTTCAATTTCTTTCATATAAACCTCCTAACTTATTTTTATTATGCTATAGTTGGCTCGTAAACATTTTTATAAAAACTATTGTATGCTTCTTGATTTGTTTCAGATAATTCCATTACTGCCTTTACATTTTTGTTATCTTCTCTTGCTGTTGATTTAATGTTTAACGTGTCTGTTTGTGGAGTTGATGATTCTTCTTCGGTTGCAGCAGCGACACTTGGCCTTGTTACTTTACAATTATATAAAACTGCCCTTCGTGGCTTTTCATCGCCTTTCACTTGATATAACAACGCAAATTCTTTAATTGTAGCATCTGCATTTTCGACCAATGCACCATTTGCATCTTCTAGATATCCTAATACATCTATATAAAATGATTTTGGAATATCAGCAATTTCTAAATCTCCTGAATAACCATTATTTGTACTTGAAGAAAAATATACAATATTATCTGCGTAAAATGGTGTAATTTCCCCTTCTTGATCTAAACTCAAATTGACGGCTCCTGGTATTGGAACTGGTGTTCCATATTTTATTGTTCCATCTTCTCCTTTTGATTTTAATGCATAATGTACATCACTTAATCCATATTTTACTTTATTCATTTTCTTATTCCTCCCTTATTTTAAAATAATAGGAAATATTATATACTTCCTCGTTTGCAAGATAGTTTTCTGTTTTCTTCCAAAAAACATCTTTTAGTAATTGGTTTTCAATCTTATCTTCTAAAGTTAAATCTTTTTTCGTTGTAGTTAATTCCAAAAGAAAATTTGGCATTTTATACCAAACTTTATTATCAGCGCCAAAATTATCAGTATCTATTATTCTTCCAATCAAATGTGGTGGGTCTACCTTTGATTGATATTGCCTATAAGCATATGGAATATTGATTTTTTTGCACATATCATCTATTTCACTCAATTTCATCTTTTGACCTTCCTTTCAAACTCATCAATAAATTCGGATTTATATTTTTCCTCTGTAGGTCTAATATGTGGTTGTGCTGCAATATGTCCTCCGTTTTTTGTTGCATGACCAAATTCTAATAAATGTGTAAGCCTATAACATTTCTTATTCCATACTGCTTTTCCAAAAAAGTTTTTACCCTTTTGTGAAAGTGAAATTTTCCAGCCATTCGCATAATCTCCAGTTTCTCCTTTTGGACTAACCGTAATTAATTCATTCTTGGCTTCCTTGATTACATCATTGGTTGTATCTACTACTATCTCATCGACCTCATCTTTATATTCATTTAGAATTCTGGCAATTTCTTTTCCTAGTAAATCAGGCTTTATCTTTGTCAATTAAATCCCCAATCCTTCTAGAACCAATAAGAGCTATTTCATCAATATTAGAAGTATTCGTTCTTATAACAGTATATTTTTCGCCCATATATTCGAATTCTGTTTCATTGTTATAATTTAGCGCAGATATTACAATTCTTATTTCAGGACGAATTCCTTGTTGATTCGCTTCATAATACTCCTCTAATAAAATTGAAGTCTGTTTTATAATTGGTACTGGTATTCTATTAACTACTTTTACTTCTTGTCCGATTTCATCCTTAGTGTAAGAATAAGAAAGAAGATTAATTTCGATTGCTCTCATACTTTTTTCACTTCTTTCTTATAGCCTTCCGAAAGAGATAGACTTTGCTCTAAACTATTAAAAGCTTTTAAAGCATATTCCTTTTCCTTGATATCTACATTTCCAAAATTCGCTTTTACAAAGAATAAAATAGCAGTCTTTATTAAATTATCATAAGAATTATTTTTCTCATCATAGTTGTATTCTATATTAATACCACTTCTTGTTAATTCTAACTTTCCTGCTTCAAGCAATGTTTTTATTTCATTATCTTTCAATGTAGAAGTTTCTATAATACTCAAGAATTGCTTTGCATCTTTTAATAATTCGTTCATATTCTACCTCCTAAAAATTTATCTTGTTGAAGTGGCTTGTGTTGCTTTTGATACTGCACCTTTTGCAAAAGCATTTTGATATGGTTTTCCATCATAAATTGCATAAGTTGAATAAATATTTCTTCGAGGTGTTACTTTTACTTCGCGATTTACAGAAACACTTTCAACAGTATTTAAAACATAATTTTGTGGATTCCCTGCAAGTAAGTCTTCATCTTTAATGAATGGATCTACTTCGATAGGAAATAGTGCCGTCTTATTTAATCCCTGTAGATATGGATAATTTCCATTATTATCTTTATAACCTACAATTTGAATTGCTAGTGCATTAGATAAATATACTTTTGCATTTATTTTCATTTCCTTTGGTAATGAAGCATAAGTGTTAATCATTGCTTGAATAACTTCCTCACCATTAACTGCCTTTAGCCCCTTAAATGCTCCTGTAGGTTGACTTTCTCCAGTTCCATATAAAACAGCTGTTGCTAATGCCCTACCCATTTTGTTGGCCAATTCAAGTGTAATAAAATTAATAAATGCATCAACTGACATTTTTTCTAATTTCCAAGTGATTTCAACTTGCTTGGCAAGTTCATGACCTGTTAATTTTAATGTTTTATATTCCTGGCCTTCATTTTTAGTATCTTCTAATTCTGCATACCATTCAGCATCATCTGCAGCATTTAAATATGGCATTTCAATATTACTATTAACGGCTAACTTTCTAACATCTCTTAAAAATGGCGAGGTTTCATCAATAATTTTTAACATATCCGTTCTAACATCATTTGGAATAAATAATCCCCCGTTATTAATTCCTTGCACGTTTTCTGCACTTGCTACAAAGGTTGTATCTGTTGTTGCGATTGCATCTCCTAAAGCACGTTCTTCCTTTTCATCAAGCTTTACTCCCATCATACTTTTTGCCCATGCAGAGCGATATTCTTGTGAATCTAAAATTTCTTTTAAAGTTCTTTTTTCTTCCTTCATTTCCTTATTCCCCCTCTTTTCTACTTTTACAAAATTTCTTTCTTCGATTTCTTTTTTTGATTCACTATTTTTTATAAGTGATCTTTCTTCATTTTTAGTTATTTCTTGTTGTTTACTTCCTTTTAATTTCTCTGTAGATTTATCTGTTTCTTCTTCATCAATATCTATTTTTTCTATTTCAGAACGTAATTCTTTTACTTCTTCTAATGATTTTGCTTCATCAACTTTCTTTAACAACTCTTCTTTTGTCATTTTATTTCCTCCTCATATTTTTTACTTTATATACTGCCTCTCGCAGCTCTATAATTAACCCTATTTTTATCTCACATAAAAAAAGATATTTTCTCTCAAAACATCCTTTTCGGGATTATATACTTTCAATCAATAATTTTACTTTTTCTTTTTCAAGTAGCAGTTCCTCATATTTTTTCTTTTCTTCAAAGAACCTTTTTTCTTGATTCTGCAAACTTCTTGCAGACACTTCTGTTGTATCATAAAATGGAACGTCTACAATTGATACATCGAATATCTTATCAAACTGTAGTATTCTTCTAGTGTTATTATCATAGTCCTTCTCATCTTTTTCAACTGTAAAAGCGACACTCATTTTATCTAACAATCTAGCCTGTACAGATTTATATACATCTATGTTGCTAGTTGTATCAATTAACTCTGCTCTTATCCATAAACCTTTATCATCAATTTTCAATTGCAGTGAATTATTTCTTGTCCTTGCTAATAATAAATGGCTGTCATCATGGTTATATTTTAAGATAACATCTTTCATGTCGGCTCCATTGAATGCATTTCTATCAATGATTTCTGTATATCCATGAGTGGCTGGACTATCAAAAACAACCGCATAACCCTCAACAATCATCTTTCCATCGTCTAAACTTCTACATTCTAACTCTGTGTTAAACAATCTAATTTCCTTTTGTTTCTTCTTCATTGCTAATGCCCCCTTTTTTAGTTAATTGATAAATATCTGCAATACTCGAATTAATATAATTTAATGATTGCATTCTCTTCTTTCCATCTTCCCCACCAATTGGTGGTAAATCTAAGATTGTTAATGCCTGATCAATTGTTAATATTCCCATGGCGCCAACTTCTTTAACAATCTTTATTTTCGTTTCTGTTGAAGCATACTGAACTCTGTTTACGGAAAATGCAATTGTATGTCCTTCTTTAATTGCTTTTTTTGAGAATATTTTCATTTTAAATGATTGTTCTAAATAAATGGCTAGCGGTTCTAAAACTGTTTCGTAGAATGCATTCCATTCATCAGTAGTAAATTTACCTGAAATAATAGACTGATTAAGATTAAAATAATTCAACACTCTTTGCTCTATATGATCTAATTGATCTTTATCTAAAGTAACTGGTTTTAGATTTAATTCTTTAAATTCTGCTTTATTATCTAAAGCAGCAATTCCTTCGTTATCAATATTCAAAAAGTCTTTTACAAAATTTTCTTTATTTTTCTTGATATCTTCTTCTTTTAGATTTTGATTGTATTTAATAATTCCTCTCAATGCTGATGTCAATTTAATAGCATTTGAAATCCCATCTTCTGTCGTAACTAAATTATTAAGTGCAGGTATCAAAGATAAATTCCCGCTTCCAATCAGTTCATCTTCAATATAGAATCTTCTTAAATGGATTAGTTCTCCATATGGAAGAATATATGGGTTTCCATTTGCTAGCCAAAATTTCAAATATAAATTATTCTTAGTATCATATAACCATTCTGCTGTGGTGTAACTAACAGGATAAAATCCAGTGATAAATCCATCCTCATCTTTATCAATATACACAAAAGTATTTGTATGAGTATACAAAAGAGCGATTGTTCTATAGATAAAATCATATGTTGTCATGATTGGATTTGGCTGGTTACTTAGTAAATAATTAATATCTCCGTTTATTTGATTACGGTTTTGGCAATGCTTTGGCTCAAATTTTGCGCAATGTTTTGCAATAGTATCTATACAAATCAATACACTATCATTTAATAGTAGATTCTTATTTGGCTTAGAAAATGTTGGTATAAAATTATTCAAAATCTTATATACAGTTTGTTGACTAGATTGATTACTTTTTGTTTTTTCTAATCCTAATATTTTTTGAAGAAAGTTTCTTTTTTCTCTCATACCTTTAACCCTCCACCAATGCAAGATAGTCTGTATATTTTTCATACAAAACACAATAAGCTGTTATTAAACTAACTGTGCCATCAATTCTTGCTCTTTGTTTTTGTCCTTTTACTGGTCGAATGTTGTCATTATCATCTCGTTTCACTGAGGTATTCAACAAACACCATTTTAAGATTGGATTATTATTATAATTAATAGTCTTTTCCATCAAATCGGCCTCTAGTTGTTTCATTGGATTAGACATTGTTTTTGCACCTTGTCGTACCTCAATCATCTCGAATCCATTGCTTTTCATTTCTTCAACCCAGTACTGTGTATTCCAAGGGTCATATCCAACCCATAACGTATTAATTTTTAAATCTTGTTGTAAGCCAATAAACCATTGTGTCACATCACTATAATCTACTTTTGCACCTTCGCATAGTGTAACTAATCCCCTTTTTTCCCATTTATCATAAGGAATCTTATCATCTTTAATTTTATATTCTAGCTTTTGATTTGGAATAAAATACTGTTGTTTTACATAAGTATTGCCATTTTTTATAATTATTAATGTTGCACATGTTAAATCTGTTGTACTAGACAAATCTACTCCACCGATAGCATAAGTATCGTAAATATCATCATCCGTGAACGTCTGCTCATTATTGATTATTTCGAACGTTAACCACTTGTCTTGGTCGTTTTGACGAATATTAAAATCTTTGCATAATAAATTTACTAATTCGCTAGAGTTATTTTTCGCAGTTTGTACTTTACCTCTTAGTGTATTGTAATTTTTTATAGTTCCTAACCCTGGGTTCGCTTTGTACCAACTTTCTTCAACAGATATTTCTTGAGGACTGTCTAATTCATATATGATTGGCAAAAGAGATTCATCCCTAGTTTCATTTTTGCCTTCATAACCCCCTATTACTTCATCGAAATATTCATATTCACTATCAAAAACATTTTCGCGAACAGTTCCCATTGTAGAAAACTCGCCGAGCATAGGTTCTTCCCTTGCCCCCATGGAATCATTCATTACATCTAATAAATTTTTTTCTTTCCAAGCATGTAACTCGTCTGCTATTATAAAAAAAGCATTAAGTCCATCTAGTGAATTACTATCACTTGCTAAAGCTTTGAAGAAACTTTCACTTTGATCATAGAACATTCCATTAATTAAAGTTCGGATGCGTCTTCGTAATGCAGGAGATTTTTTTATCATTCTCTTTGCTTCTTCCCAAGCAATCTTTGCTTGATCTTTTTTTGTTGCAACAGAATAAACTTCTGCTCCTCCTTCACCTGCAGAAGTTAACATATAAATTCCTAAACCAGCAGCCAAAGTTGACTTTCCATTTTTTCTAGCAACAAAAAGAGCAACTTTTCTATACTTTCTTAGTCCTGTTTCACTATCAACAAATCCAAAGGCTGCTTGAATAAATGCCTTTTGCCATAGTTCTAATTTTACAGACTGGCCTGCCCATTTCCCCTTTGAATGCTTACAAAATTTTTCGATAAATTCAATAGGCCTATTTGCTTTTTCTAAATCAAAAATATAAGTATGAGTTTCATATTCCTCCGATAATTCATTATAAAAAGAAACTGTTTTCGGATTTTTTATGTCGTCAACCAGTTTCTTATAAACTATTTTAATCTTCTTATTTACTTTTTTTGGATTTTTTTGAATCCAAAGGTAATATTCTTCAATATAATTTGTTTTCATTTTATTCCATTGAATGCATCAAACTCATCTTCTGGATTTTTTTCTTTTTCTTCTGGTAGCATATCATTAAGTTGTTTTATTACGCTTGTATAGTTTTTAATGATAGCGTTATATGATTTTAACTCTACAGAATCTTTATAGCCCCATTGATTATTCCCATTTTTATATTTTTCCTTAATACCATCTGTATTAATTTTCTGCTTTAGCTCTCTTAAAGTTACATACATGAAACTAGCTTCTTCAATTAAATTGAGTATAAGCGAGCTACTATTTGAATTTTCTTTCGTAATATATAGTTTTTTTAATTTTTCTATTTGCTCATTAATTGCTTCTGTTTTTCTTTTAATAACAGCTGCTTTTGATGGTCTCCCCACACTATTACCCCCTTGATACCACACCCCCTCTTACGCGCGAGGCATACTATTTTCGAATGCCAAGCCTCCGTTATCCGTGGAACGTCACATTTTTATGATTATGGGGGGTATTTTTCATAAAATCTAATAATATTAATTGTATTAAAAATACACTTTTATCAATTAAGTACCTATAATTTTACAAATATTAATTGCTATTTGATATAAACTAATTAACATTCAATCACATTGTCTTGTTTTTATTAATTACCACTAGCATAAATAAGATTCCCATCATCATCGAATACATAATCAACTTGATTCTTAAAGTGTTCTTTGTTATGACAATCTAAACATAAAGCTTCTAAATTATCATGTGATAGCGTGATATCAGGATTATCTATATTGGTAGTAGTGATATATGTCTTGTGATGACATATTGTCGCGGCATCTCCACATCTTTCACATATATAATACTTGCTACTCATATATGCATCTCTACACTTTTTCCATGCGCTTGATTGATAAAACTTATAAACTTTTGGATTTGTCCTTTGCATCTTATTTCTTCTTTGATATCTTTAATGTTGCATTTTCCTTGCTCTTTTTAGGAATAGAAGTTTCTATATATTCCTCTACAAATCCTCTTTGAATTAATAATGACGCTCTTCCCTTATCAACATCAAATGGATCATCTTCTGTTGTTCTTACTTTGTTTATTGTTAAATCTTTGAAGTTTTTTATTGTTTTAACTTTCATATTAGATTTCCTTTCTTCCAAAAAAAGAGAACAGATGATAACCCGTTCATTTAATTCTTTAATCTAGTTTTTCCATGATATCATTCTAGCAGAAATTTAGTGTAATGAAAGTGTAATGTTTTCATTTTTTTAATTTTTCATTGATATCTCTACTTATTTGTTTTATTCTATCTAAACTATAGCCTTCGGAATCAGCTATTTGCTGTTGAGTCTTCCCCCAAAGATACATTGCTCGAAAGACTTTATGTTCAATATCATTTAAATTAGAAATATTACGATTAACATCTTCCAATATTTCATTAATTACGTTTTCTTCTTCTAATAATTCCAATCTCTGATTTTCTAAATCTTCTACATCTGCAAAGACTTTAGTAAATCTATCATTTAATGATGTTCCCATTTGGACTTTCACTTCTTGAAATGACATTCCATGCAAACCAAGTTGATTATCTATTTTATGTTGAATTCTTTTTTCAATTCCTAATCTTGTTATATGAATTATTCTCCTATCGTCGATTTGTTTTTTTAATTGTTTATACATTATTTTTCTCCCCTTTTAAAACATCCCTTTTGGATTTAAATTTTTAAATGATATTACATGCCCTTTTTTAACTAGGTTAACTATCTCTTCTAAAGAAAACCCTGTTAATAATTTTAAGTCGACTGTTTGTATTAGTAAATCACTATAATTATCTAAATATTTATCTAATGTTTTAATATCATGCTTATACTCTTTTGTGTGCGGATTTACTTCATCATATAAGCTTATAACCTTAGATTCTAATAGATGTCTTAACCTTCGCTTTAAGAGTTTTGTTGTTTCTCTTTCTGCTGATAGTTTTGTATCTTGTGTACTTAAAATGTTCGAAATAGTTGAATCATTTAGTGGACTATAGTTTCCTACATAAATATTTTTTGAGCCAGTTTTATCTACGAAATCTAAAACCGAATCATAATCTGCACAAAAAGCGTGTCCTTTTTCTGTTACAACCACATATTTTATTGTACTCATCTAATCCTCCCTTTTTTCTTCTTGCATTTTTAATTCGTAATATTTTCCTTTAATATATAACAACTCCTTATATTCTTCTAAAGAAATAGTAATTACTTTATTAATTTCAATTGTTTGTGTATCCAATGGTTGATTTTTAGAGTTATATTTTTGAATTATATTATTATACTCAATTCCATCTTCAATAATATTCTTGAATAATTTCAACTCTTTCAACTCCTATTTTTATTTATTTTCATTGTTTCTTCTATGCTTTTTTATGAATAACCAATTTTGAGATTTGTTATTTTGCCTATTTTGCAATAACAACATTCGTAACATTGGGGAATGATTTGGGAAGATAAAGCAAATTATCTTGTGAAACATACTATTTTCTGAACATTTAAACCATTCTATTCTTATTTTTAGTCCTTTCATTTTATATCACTTCCTTGCCTTCACTTAAATCTAAAATCATTTATTATTTTAGATATCTCTTTTTTTGATTTTTGTTGATATTGTTCCGTTGTTTTGGTGCTTTCGTGTCCTAAAATATCAGCAACTATCAAATTATCATTATTTAGATGACTGGTTATTTCCTTTCCAAATAAATGCCTGAAAGCATGAGGATGCCCTTTATCTAAACTTACTTTGGCCATACCAGTTACCTTGTGAACCTTTTGCCACATTGTTTTTCTGTGCATAGGCTGACCTTCATTTTTTGACGATGAAAACAAATATCCATCTCTTATATTATTTTCTTTTGCATATTTCAATACTTCTCTTCTTAACCAAGTTGGAAATGGAACTTCGTTATACTTTCCTTTTGATTTAATTTTAATATAATTTTCATTAGTTCTAGATTCTTTTAAAGATTCTATTGTTATTTGTAATATAGAAGAGACCCTCATTCCAGTATAAGAAGCAATGAGAACGAAGATATATGCTTGTTTATCATTTTTTTTAGAAGCTCTAATGATTCTTTTATAATCTGAAACTGATGGAACATTTTCTAAATAATGCTTTCTTTGTTGTTTTATTTGCTGTATCTTTAATTCTTTATGTCCCAAATAAAGCAAATATTTATTAATCACTACGACGTATTTATTAATTGTTGTTATTTTATATTTATCAAGCATATATTCTCTATAGTCAATATAATCATCTTTCATAAAATTTTCAATATTTTTTTCTTTTAAATAGTCAATAAACTTTTTAATATTAGTTTTATAAACTCGCAGACTCGACTTTGATAATTCGTCATCTCTTAGATCCGTTAAAAATCTTTCGATATTTTCTTCTAAATCACTCACTTTCAAACATATCAACTCCCCTTTTTCTTTGGTAACATTCACTTATAATTTTGTTACCTAGATAAAACTTTAATTTTTTCTTTATTTTATATAGTAAAATTTAATATTTTTTTAAGACAATACTTTTTAAGATTTTTGGTACTTTTTTTCATAGTTTTTTGGAAACAAATCGGCAACTATCTCTTTTAATACAGATGAAGGGATTAATGGCATATTATTTTGAGAAAGAGGAACATCAAAAAGTTTTTTAAGAAAATCTTCCACTGGTGTATATTCGTGATTATAATAATAAACATATCTTTTGCCTTTTTTTCTTTCGATAGAACTTCTTTATTTGAAAATCGCATAACATAGTTAGCTCATGAGGTTGAACAAGAAACTCTGCATCCACTTGATAATCTTCATTTTCTCCGATATCGATACCAATATAAATACCACCAATTTCTTGTTCTTCGTCATCTTTTGCTTTATAAAATATTTTCGATGATTGCAAATTAGCATGCATCATTTATCATCCCTTATTTATACAAGATTTTGTTAATTTTTTTATTATATTCATATTATCCTCTATCAAAATGTTCTTTTAATTTGCCATTTTTCATTCTTACGTATTTTGTTATGTTATCTTTATAATTTACCACAAAACCTTCAACGTTTCTTTGTTTTTTATCACAATATTTTTGATAGATACTATCAAGTTGTTCTTTATTCGGTAAATTAATAAGGCAAGTGACTTCTGGCACGATTCCTATACAATTGGGAATTACTTGACTTTGAAACGGGTAAATAAACAATTTATGATCATATATTAAATTGTATAAATTAAAATCTTCGTCTACGTTTGCTTTTGCAAACATATAAAATCTTTTGTCAAACTCATCTACAGAATATTTTATCTTCCCCATGCCTAACCATTCCCCACAGACAACACTGTTTTCGTGTAAATCTTCAAATACGTTTTTGTTATCTTGTAACCATTGGAATAAACCTTTATATAATTTATCTTTGTTTTCTTCTAACTCATTAAATTCAAATATGTTGTTTCTTTGTGCAAAATAAAGTTTACCATCTTTCTTAAAAATACATAAATTACTTCCGTCAAGTTTTTCAGTTATATAAATCTTATCTCCCTCACAACTTAATCTTTTTGTTTTTGGGTATATTTCTTTTTTTATCATATTTATTCATCTCCTTTTAGTTCACGGATTTTTGTTACAACATCAGAAACATAAATCTTATGAGCAGGCTTTTCCCATTGTTCATTTAACCACTTTTCTAATTCTTCTATAATTTCATATCCAGTTAATTTATGATTTTCTTTTATACGTCCACTACATTCATTTCTTTTGCAACAATATTCTGCTAGTTTTTTATTTTCCATTGCTAAATTATATAAGTTTGCTTTAACGTTTTTTAATAAGTTTATATCTTCTAGAAAAGCTTTATTTTCTTGTTCATCATTCGACAGAAAGCTTTGTCTATCTTTGATAAGGTCATCGATTCCGCTAATTATTTCAGCAGGAGATAATCTTTTATATTTCATTTCTGTTTTATTCATCACTTACCACTTCCTTCGTTTAAAGTTTCTAATATTTTATATTTTGCAATTCTGTCAAAGCCATATTCTTTGATACATTTTGTTTTAAATATTGCTTTTTTAATAACTTTATTCTTTTGCTCTAGTTGTTGTTCTATTTCCTTATTCTTACGTTTTTCTTTATAGTATCTATCTTTCCATTTTTTACGTTTAGATAAAACTTTATTTAGACCTTTTCTAGTAGCTTTTAATTCTTCTTTTAACTTTTTATTTTTTGTTTCTAATATATAGATATATTGTCCAAATGAAATATAGGCACTATCTAAATTTTTATCTTCTTTTAATAATTCCAAATACTCATCAATACCTAATTCTTTTCTTAAATTATTCATTTATCACTATCCTCTACTTTCTAAACCATTGCTTGATTATGTATCCTTCACTATCTAGGATTTTAAAATCTTTTCTATCTACAAATTTAAGATTTAATTGTTTAAGTTCTTCTACAAAATCAACTAAATCTTCCCACAAGCCGTATAAAAGAAGTTTGTCGTTTTTATATAAATATCCGGTTATTGTAAACATTATCTATCATCTACTTTCTTAATGATATTACGTTCCCAATAACTACTTTTGGCATCTAATAACTTTTTGGCTTGCCTTTTCCTTTTAGAATTAAGAAACCCCTCTAAACAGCCGTGATCTATTTCACATTTAGAACCACTATTATTTTTAATATCAAAACCTTTAAAACATTCCCACACTATATAATGATTATTTTTTAAACATCTTATTAATGATTTTATGGATGGTTTATCGTAGTAAGCAACATAATAAAAATGATGATATTCTATTTGGTAAATTCTATCTTCTATAGTTTTATATGAATAATATCTTCTTAGTAATTTTTTATTGAGATAATTTCTAATTTTGCTTTTACTATAATCTTTATATTTTGCTTTCATTATCTATCATCTACTTTCTCTACTAAATAATCTGCATTTATAACATCCGTTAAAGTAAAATTATCTAAAAATGGTTCATAACCAACAATATTATCTTCATACTCGAAATCATTAACTATACAATTGTCATAATTATCTTTGCAATATACAGGATGTAATTCGTAATATTCCTCGTTAAATCTCATTTTTACTATGTATTTTTCATTTGTATTTTTATTTAAAATATCTAATACATCTTTAATCTTTAACATCTGTTACCTCCTCTACTAATCCATCTTTTTTAACATTTTTAAGATTTTATTATTCGAATCATTACATTGTATTTCCCTATTATGAAACCATATTCTTATGTACTTGGAACAATCACGATTTGACCAAAATATGCTACCACTATCTGAACATTCAAAAGGATATTCCTTTAGTCCTTTTAAATCTACATCATCTTTAATCTTTAACATCTGTTACTTCCTTTCCTAGTTCGTAAGCGACATTCTCATGTAAAAATTTCATTCTATTTACTTCTGATATCATTGATTTTATTTCTTGTTTTATTATTTCGGAAATAATTGCTAAACAAGTTTCTCTGTTTTTAGATATAGCAACCACTACTTTATCGTCTAAATAATTCCAAGCTTTGCCATTTATTTCTTTATCTTCTAATAATTCTGTTGTTTTTAAGTTATATTTTACTATATAGTTCATGTTAGCTCCTTTACAAAATCACCTCAACACCATTTTTCTCAATATCGTTATGTTCTAAATTGATAATCCCTTTATTAGCTAGTTCGTATATTAAATTAAAAGAGTCATATTCTTTCTCTTCTAATATAAAAGTACTTTCCCTTTCGGTCGGAACATATTTATCAAGTATATTGTTTATATCAATTAAAATTGCTTTAATTGTTGATTCTTTTCTATATGCTTTATAATATTCGTCATCTTTTAATAAGCTATTTACTTCTTTTTTTATTTCGTTAATTGGCAACGTTAACATATTAACTCTCCCTCACTTTTTCTCTTCTCAAAATAACTTGTATCCATGCATAGATAATGAAAAAATATAGCTGTTGCTTCTTCTGATGTTTTTATCGTTGTGGGACACCAATAACACATTCTATCCAATTCTTTAATGCCTGCGATATTGTTACCTCTAGCTCGATATTCTTCATAAGTTTCTTGTAATCTATCATTCTTGCCAGTGGTTAAATATTCGTCGATTTTTTTTGATACATATACAGATTTATCATGTGAGAAAGGCATTCCTTCATATTTTCTAAAATAGTGGTCAAAGAATAGTTGAATAATACTTACTTTATCTTTTAATTCCATTTGATACAACTCTAAATCACTCATATCTATACTTTCTGATAAGTTTGTTATAACGTCTTTTAATTCTTTTTCATTAACTTTATTTTTCATATAAACACCTTCCAACATTTGAATGCTCTTTTTTCATTTTTATTACAAGTTATATACATACCTTTTCTTTCTTCTAAATCAAAATACCACATTTCTTCTTCTAATAAATTTGGTTTCCATTTGACATATTCTTCTTCTATTTGGATGCTTTCTTTTTCATCAGTTTCACAACACATTTCATCAAAATATATTTCTATAGCTTGTTTTTTTGGTATAAACATCGGCATCAAATACATAAGCAAATAAATTATTATAGTTAAATTCCATATAATCAAATTTTCTTTTACTCATCACAATCACCTTTTGCTTGTTGTAGCTTTTCTAATATTCTTGATAAAATGTATCCCTCGTGATTTAAATGACTTTCTTGTAACAATAAATATTCATCACTATTTTCAACAAGTTCAATACACTCATCAATAGTTTTGTCTTTTTGTTTATTTTGTTTTTCTAAATTATCAATATATTCAAATATTTTATCACGATCATAATCACTTAGTGTAATGCTACCATCAGATGTTATTCCTGTTAATGTAGATATTCTTGATAATAATCTTATTATTTCTTCTTTACTCATCTTTACCACTCTTTTCTAATAGATAATTTACTGCTTCTGTTAATTCTTGAATCTTTTCTATCAATATTCTATCTATAACTCTTGTTGAGTAATACTTATTTTTATGTACCAATTGTTTTGATTGATTTAATGTTAGTAGTTCTATTTTCTTTGGTTTTTCTTCTATTATTTCTACTTCTTTAGTTAATACCATTGCTTCATTATCAAACAGATATGAAAATAATTTTAATCCATCTGCATTTTTATAATCATTTGTTTCGCTATCAAATTCATATTCACAATAGCCATATATTATTTTTTTAGGTGCTTCTTTTCTATGTACTAAATTCAATAGTTCATGTATTGTTACTTTCATTCTTTCACTCCTTCGTAATCAAAAATTGTCATTTGGTTTTCTTCAATTTTTGATACTTCAAATTTTTCTAAAAACTCGTCGATTATTTTATAATCCCCAAAAGTATATTTTTCAAGTCTGCCACCACCATGATAGTTAAGCTCACTTCTATATTTGTTGTTTGCGTTATAATCTAAACTTAAACCGTATGCTCCATTTAAATAATTTTCTTCTGTTTTATCTGTGACTCTTAACTCTAAATCATACTTTTTTGCATAGGCATATAATATTTTCTCATTATCATAATCTAGTTTAATCTCTGTTTTTATTTGATAATTTTTTTCAATATACTTTTGAATGTTTAATAATTCTTGTTCAAGATCATTCATCTAACTTCTCCGTATATTTCAAACAACTTTTATCATTGTAAAAATCATTTAGAGGCAGATGATAACATCTTGCTTCGTTTATTTTATCTAAAGCTACTAATAGTAGAATTATTAGTGCTATTACTGTTATTAATGTAACTATTATTTTTTTAATCATATAATTCCTCCAACAAACTATTTTCTTTTATTTTTTGAATGCTATAAACAATATAATTATGTTTATTTTCCAATACTGTTTTGCTCGCTAATAATAATTCAAAAGCAGTAAAATTATGAGCATTTTTCATACTCCTACATCCTTTTAAATCTCGATAATAAATATTACTTAAATATAAATTAGTATTTTTATTTTTTTATTACATATCTTTTCATTAAATCCTCCAAAAAATTTGTATCAACCAAACTCATAGTCAAACAAACTCGTTGATAAAGTAAATAAAATATAAGAAAGGGGTTATTTAATGAATCAAATACAGATATTAGACTATTTTAATTACTTTTATTTACTTTTTTATAGGTGTTTTTTTATCATAGTTTGTTATTTCTTCGACAGTTGGTTTTGGGCGCATCTTTTTAGAAACTAATTTGTTAAGATTATCTGCAACTCCTTGCAGTTTATTTAATTTTACATTCAATTCTTTATTAGCGATTGTTAATTCGTTTATCATATTATCTTTATCTTTAGATAAATTTTTCACTTTTACTAAATCTTCATTCAATGACTTATTTAAGTCTAAAACTTCATTGATTTGTTTAACTAATTTATTATTTTGTTTTGTCAATCCACCTTTAGCAGATATTACCTCTTGATGTCTTTTTGATAATTCATTTATCTTCTGTTCAAATTGACGTTCGCGATTTGTTAACAATTCTATCCGATTGTTTGATAAATTATTTTGATCTGATAATTTTAATTTCTCTTTTTCTGTTTTCTTGTGTAATTCTTGTAATTTTTCATATTTCCCTTTTAAATCTTCGTACACACTTCTTCTTACAAAAAGCATTTTTTCATCTCCCTTTTAATCCTTATATTTTTTTAAAATTATATCTTGCATTTTGTTTCTGAAATCGTTGGTTATCGGATGAACAATATCTTCATATTTACCATCATCTATTTTTCTTGATGGCATCGCTATGAAAAGCCCTCTATTCCCTTCAATAATTCTAATATTATGAATAGCAATCTGATCATCTAGTATAATTGTAGCTATCCCCCTTAATTTTGAATCTTCTTTCTCAATTTTATTTATACTTACATTAGTTATTTGCATATTATCTCACCTTTTTTAATATCCTTTCCTCTTTTAAATCTTTATATTTTTTCTTATATTTTTCAACTTCTTTTTGCAACTTACAAATCGTATCTCTTTGCTCATTTTTTGTTTGTTCAATATTTTTAATTAATTTATTTTGTAAATCAATGACACTGCTGTCTCTCTTATGTTTTTCGTTAGCTAAAGATAACTCATCCATCAACTGCAAAATAATTGTATTTGTTTTTGCTATATTTTTAAGTTTTCTTTCTCTTTTACTTAACATTTTCCACTACCCCATTTTCTAAAATTAATAATAAACAGTTATATTGAACAACATTTATCTCATCTAAATTAGCAATGTTTAACATAGTTAATATTACTTTTTCTGGTATTTCTTTCGTTTTTAAATTAATTAACAATTTTTCTTTTTGTTCTTCAACAATTTTTGTACCCATTTTTATTCCTTCCTCCAATAATTTGGATCTTTTATATTTTCTATTTCATCAAATCTTTGATTTAATCGATTATAATTTAATTTTGTAATAACTTTTTTTCCATTTCTATTTTTCGCAACAATAACATTCATTTCTATTTCATCTTTAGAACCGTCATTTTCGCTATTTTCATCATGTAACATTAAAATAGTAGTCCCAGACTGTTCAAGTTCCCCACTTTCTTTTAAATCTGATAATCTTGGGAGTCTCTTTTTTTCTTTTTCTATTTCTCTGTTTAGTTGTGCTACTAAAAAAATGGTACAATCATAATCTAATGTTACTTGTCGTAATTCTTTTACATTTCTCGTAACTAACTCGTATAAAGTTTTATTCTTTTCATTATCACCAATCAATCCAACATAATCAATAAAAACTAACGTGTGACCTTTTTTTGCTTGATTTATAATTGTTTGTTTCATAGAATTTATAGTTTGGCTGGATGAATATACATAATGTTCTTTTTCGGCGATATTATAACATCCTTTTTTGATTGCATTTAATTGGTATTCTGTTTTAGATTTAGTTTGATATTTTATATCTATTTTTGTGTTGATAGAAACTAAACGGCTGTATACTTGTTTTTCACTCATTTCTAAATTGAATAAAATGCAGTTATACTTATTTGATAAATCCTCTAATAGATTCAATATAAATGCTGTTTTACCAATTGATGGACGTGCGGCAATTATCGCTAAATCTTTTTCTTGAATGTTTGCAGCTTCGGAAAGCTTTTTGAATCTAAAATTAATGTTTTCATTTTTTGAAGTTATCATTTTGAAAATTTCTTCACCAGTTTTTTTGTTAGTTTTAGTTTCTAGATTCATAGCTTCATATCGATGAATATTTTCTAACATCTCATTTTGTGAAATTTTATTATTATAAAACAAATTAATTTGCTTTAAGAGCATTTGATTAATATAACGTTTAAATAATGTTTTTTGTAAGTAATTAAACTTAGTATCTGAGACCGCTAAATCGATGCATTCTGTCATTAAAAGCAACATGGTAGATGGTTCATATTTCCCTATGAATAAAGAAGAATAATTTGATATCATACCTTGCATATCAACAGTTTTATATTCATGGAATTGTTTCATCATCATTTTGAAAATAAATCTATTTTTATCATCTAAAAAGCATTCTTCTGAAATTACAACATCTCTTAAAATATTTGGATTTAACAATCCTATTCCTAAAAATTCCTTTTCTAACTCAAAATTCATATGCTATAGCACCTCATATCCACCATAATAATTTTTATTATCTTCTGTAGCCTCAGTCAAATCTTTATTATCATCTAAATAAATCTCGTCTTCCCATCGTCGTCCATTGAGCCAAGTAGTCGGCTTTGGAACAAATTGATGATTACTCTTTTTCCACTGATCCGTTTTCTTGAATAATTCTAACTTTTCTAAGATAATTTTCATAAGTTCATCATTTGGCTTATTTCGTTTGAACCAGGCTTCGCTCTTTTTTTTATCTTGTTTTTTCGGATAAGCTTTCCAAAACTTTTCAAAATTTTGAAGATAACCATCATCTTCCCTTGGGGGAATATAGGGGGTATTTTTTTTATTATTACTTGTATTATTATCTTGGACAATTTTGGGGATACCCTCCGGACAATTTTGAGGATACCCATAGACATTTGGGGGGATACCCTCGTTGTTGGTTACATCAATATCATCTTCATTATTTTCTATAATATCTTCTTGCTTAGATGGTTCTTCTTTGCTGCTATCTCCGTCAGTTCCTTTTTGTTTTGCAATATAACATTGCCCTGCAATTTTTATAATTCTTAGCTTTACTTCTTTGCTATCATCTTTATATTTTATAATCACTCGAATATAGCCACTATTTTTCAAATTTTGAATAAGTCTTGAAACAGTTTTAGTTGTAATATGAAATAATTTTGCAAAATAGTTATTAGTAGCTGTACACTCTCCTGTTTTATTGCTTAAAGCCGATATTTCTCCATAAAGCAACTTTGCCTTATCTTTTAAATTAGGATCATAACGTACATCTGCTGGCAATATCGCATAATAACTTGGTTTTTCTTCCATGTTTTCCTCCTCTTTTTACTCCGAACCCCATATTTTAAACTGTTAACTTATTTACTTTGTTCTAACAATTTATTAACGATTTTTTCACACTCTGCTTTATAACATTCTTCTACTTTATCTAATAAAAATAGTAGTGTGTTTTCTGATATTACAATTTTATTTTCTTCCATGATTTTTCTCCTTTTCTGCAAAATTTTATTTATTTGTTAAATTACAAACTTTCTTTAAATACTTAATATTAATCTTATAGAAACTAACAACTTCTTCCATCGGCAATAATCCCCGAGGCAATCTATAACCTTTTTCTTCTAACATATCTCTAATATTTTTTATGTCATCTGCTACTCTGTTTCTTCCTAATCCACTCAAAAGATAAACATCATTTGACGTTGCCCACTGTTTCGTTGTTACTAAGTTCAGTGTTTCTTCTGCCGTTAGATACTTCGTTCTACCTGCCATTGGAATTACCTTCTAGTATATATTTTTTTAATTCATAGTAATCGCAAGTATAACCATATTCTTTATCGCATTGATTAGCGATTCTATTTATATTAGATAATTTTTTGTAAATAAAATAGGTTAAAACGATAATTACGATAAGTATAGAAATCGTCACTATTACATTTTTAACCCATTTTTTTATTCTTGATTTATTCATTTTATCAAATCCTTTCTATATCGTTTTTTTTAGTCTTAGCCGACTTTCCTGATTGTTTTGTGTTATACTCCTATTGGAAGGAGGTAATATTTAATGCGATTAAATCATGAATGTATTCGAGATACTATGTTATATTTAGAAGAAAATTTACAATTAAATGATACAATTGTTTCCTCAAATCTTAAGATAAAAGATTATTCAAACGATGATATAACATACTCAATAAAAATGCTACAGGAAGCAGGTTTTATACAAGCAAATTCTTTAGGTGCAGATGATATGCTTATTTATTTAGTATCATCTTTAACGTGGGAAGGACATCAATATTTAGATAATATTAGAGATAATAGTGTTTGGAAGATTGTTAAATCTAAAATATCTAAATTAAAAAGTGTCTCTCTTCCAGTCGTTCAGCAAATAGCAGCACAGGCAGTATGTGAGAAATTAGGAATTTCCTAATTTTTTTCATTAACTGATTTTGCTATACTTGCTATATTTTTTAGTTCATTTGGAACAATTTCGATTTTTATAGGATTTTGATTAATCTCGTCAATTAATTGTTTTATTTTTTCTATTTTTTCTTGTGTTTCTTCTAAATTTTTAATTTTTATGGTATATTCCATTTCCATATTCTCACTCCCTATTTTTTTATGTTTGATTAGTTTTATAAAACTTCTATTTTGGTGTTTTTTATATCATCTAGAAGTTTTTTTATTAGCTTTAGTTGTTCTATAACTTCGTCTGCTCCTACTAGCGATATTTTTATTTCTAAATTCTTTTCTTTGTCGCCCATTTTTAATCATCTCCTATTCTTACTTTCTTTATTTTTGTTATTAGAATAATAATAATTTAAATGATATTGCCAATAACAACTTGAATCACAGTATTTATGATTTTTACCTTTTTTCTTAATTACCACAGTTTAAACATCTTGCAGTTTTCACTTCTATCACATCTTTTCTATATTGTTTTTAGTCTCTGTAGACTTTTATATATTTGTAATTTTTGTTATACTCCTATTAGAAAGGAGGTATCGTATTGATTGAACAAATAGATAATTTTATTAAGAACATTGATGATAATTCAAAAATATCATTAACTACAGATACTTTTACATATAGTCATACAAGAATAAAAAGTAGTACAGATGAATATATAGAATTAGAAGAAGGATGCAAATTTTCCAATCATAAACCTGATTTAATTGAAGACTTTTCAAATGCAATAATTAATAAAAGTGATATTATTTCTATAAACGATATTTTTGAACCTAAATATGAAGAATTTTAAAACTCTTGATAAAGATTAGATACTGACACTATCTAGTCTTTTTTTAATATCCATTTCTTAAAATCACATCTAATAATTCTATAGCATCAGTACCAGAATAATAACGATCCTCGCTATATAATGAATTAACTATTTTCTGTTTTAAATCTTCTAAAGTATAATTTTTGTTTTTTGGAATAGTAAGAACTATTTCATTATCATTTTCCTTAATAGAACATATACTTTTCTTTTTTGAAAAATCTATATCTACATTTTTAGAATCTAATTTATTATCATTCATTTTTAATTCTCTCCTTTCTTTGTATAATATGTTGTACATTTTAGGAATAAAAAATTTCAGAAACTTGTTGATTTAGTGCAGTTGCAATTTTCTTTAAAGTTCCAGTTGTTGTGATAATTTCTTTTTGATTCTCTAATGCACTAATAATTGTACGGGATACGCCTGACTTTTTGGACAATTCTTCTTGTGTTAATTTTTGTTCCTTGCGATAATGTTTTAATTTATTCATATTATCAAATCCTTTCTTGTTCAACATATTGTACATTAACAATAACATAGCTTTTTTATGTTGTCAAGTATGTTGTACTAAAATAATTTGTTTTTTTGTTCATTTTGTTGTACAATAAAAACAAGGAGGGAAAAAGATGACTATTGGAAAAATTATTTCAAAATATAGAGAAGATAATTCCCAATCTTTAAGGTTGTTTGCTGAACACTCTAAATTGAGTCACTCCTATATATCGGCCTTAGAAAAGGAGAAAGATCCTAGAACAAACAAACCAATCACTCCAACATATGATGCATTAAAAAAAATAGCTAAAGCAATGAATATGGATATTATGGATTTGATGAAAATATTAGATGATAATCAACCGGTAATTATAAATAATTTAAGTATTGAAGATAAATTATCTGATATAGAAGATAGGGACCTATTAAATTATTTATTAAAAAAAAAGTTTATCCTAACCAAGGAAAAGAATATTTCTTCACATGAGGAAGAACAATTTTGGAATTTTATAAGCAATAATAAAGATATTCTATTTAAATAAAAAAAAGACCTACTGTTCGAGCAGTAAGTCAAAAATGAAAAATCACAAAAGTCGGCTAAGACTAAAAACAAAATACCAAATACTGATATAGTGTTAGGATTTTTCTATTACATTATATCATGTATTTGGTATGAAAATCAATAGAAATGAGATGATATAATGGCAGTTATACAAGAAAAAAATAAAAAGAAATGGACAAAAGATGGTAGATCGTGGTATTTCGATACTTACTATCTTGATATGTATGGAAATAAAAAAGAAAAAAAGAGTAAATATTATAGATTAAGAAAAGAAGCAGAAGCGGCTGAACGAAAATTTTTAGAAAAAATCGACACGACAGACATTGAAGAAAATGACCCCACATTTGAATCTGTATATACAGAATGGTTCGAATTTAAAAGAAAGAGTCTAAAATCAACAAGTGCTTATAGATTAAAATCATCTTTAAATAAAAATATACTACTTTTCTTCAAAAAATATAAATTACACTCTGTAAAAATAAATATTATAAATAACTGGCTTAATTATTTATCAAACGTAGGAAAGCTAGAATATCAAAATAAAATCATTGGATATTTAAAAGAAATGTTAAATTATGCAAAAATATATTATAACTTTGATGAAAAAATTATAAATAAGATTCAACCTTACAAAATAGAAATCTCTTATCAAAAACAGAAAAATTCAGAATGGAATTTTTTAACATATGAAGAATTTGAGAAATTTATATCTAAAGTAGATGATGAATTATACTATTTAATTTTCTATTTTCTATATTTTACAGGCGTTAGAATCGGGGAGATGATTGCTTTAAATTGGAATGATATAGATTTTAAAAGAAAAACATTAACAATAAACAAAACATTTACTAATAAAGTTGAAAATAAAATCTTTGATATAATTGATCCAAAAACAAAAAATTCTATAAGAACTATCGATTTAGATAATGATTTACTTGATTTATTAAAAAAACATTATGACAACGAAAGGAAAATATATCATTTTAATAAAGATATGTTTGTTTTCGGAAATGTGAAATATATATCTCCTACGACTTTAACTAGAAAATTAGAATCTTATGTCAAGAAAGCAGATATAAAGAAAATAACTTTGCACGGTTTTAGACACTCACACGCCTCTTTACTCATCGATTTGGGGTGTAATAGCAGAAAAGTGGCAGATAGACTTGGCGACACCGTTCAAATGATTGAACATACTTATTATCACATGTTTCCACATCAAAAAAGTGCTATTGTAGACTCGTTAAATGATTTTAAAAATGTTAAAAAAACGAGGTAA